CTGAGTTTGTTTCTCTCATGGAGGATGCATTCGAAGATGACATCTATCGTTACCGCGGCTACGGGCGATCTGATGAGGGGTTCGGATGGCTCGCTCAGAGAATGGGATACTATACGACAATTCACCACAGAAGCGAAGGCCGGTGGATGCCAGTGTACGAGAATGAGCTTGACTTGAAAGCTATCAGAGCTGCCTGCTGGATCTTAGACTCTGACAACCCTACGGCAATCTCGATCCGCAACAGGCTGATTGAGTACACGATCAGCAATGGCTTTGAGTGGTCTGTTGAGTGTCCACTGGTCAACCTCAGGAAGTATCTGCAACCAGCGATTGACCGGGTGTTGCAAAATTCCGATTGGTGTGACTTGGAGGGTGAGACATTCCACAGAGAGGTGCGGGACGGTGAGGCGATTGGCTTCATTGACCGCTCTGAGGGTGATCTCTGCCTTGAGATTGCCGAGCCTGAGAATCTTGTTGAGCCAGCCAACTACGCTCAGCTTGAGGACTACTACAGCATCGAGTACCCTGCAAGCTGGAGCTTTGGAGTTCTCACAGAGCAAGGAAGATCCAAGCCCAAGGGCTATCATTTTGTCTTCAATGATTCCGGTTCAGATTGGGACTTTAAGACTGCCGATAGAGTGTTCCACTGGAAGCGCAACACCTCGAAGAAAGCCAAGCGGGGCGTGAGTGATTTCTATCACTCTCACAAGTGGCTCAGGGCTGGCGAGAAGGTTCTCAACAATACCTCAATCGGTGCCGCAATTCAGGCTGCCATTGCCTACATTGTCGAGCACTCTGGTAGCGTTGCTCCTGAGAGAATAGCTCAACTTGCAGCGGCTCGGCAGAATAATCAGGTCCGCAAGTTTGACTCAATTGGCTCTGGCTACAATTCGAACAAGATCCGCGCCGGTCAGGTGATCGACATTAAGAACGGTGGCAAGTATCACGCTGGCTTGCTTGGATCAACACAGAGTCAGATTTACATTGAGGTTATGGACGCTTGCTTGAGGTTCGGCGGGCTGCCTTATGCGATGCCCGAGCACATGGTAACCGGCTACGCCGGCAATAATAACCGCAGCTCGAGGATACCGCAGAGTCCCCATTCCTCCAATCTCGCTACTATGATCAGTTCAAAAGAGCCCAACGGCTCAAGGCATTGCTCATGAAGATCGCCAAGATGATTGTCGATACCTCAGGGCGATGGGTGTGGAATGATGTAAAGGACAGCGTTTCGTTTAACGTTACAACGCCTGACATCGTGACCAGAGACATCAAGGCGACAACTGATGCTCTGATCGCACAAAAGAAAGAGGGCTGGGTAAGTGATCGTCAAGCAATGGGTATCCTTCAGTACAAGTACGAGGATATTAAGGGCCAAATTGATGAGGAAAAAGCCAAGAGGCCAGAGGACTGGATGAGTGTCACGAATCCGGCTGGAGTTGGTCTCGGTCAACCAAAGATCGTCGGCAGAGCAGGACAAAAGACGGTTGATGCTAAGGCAAAAGATCAAGCAGAGAGCCCCGATGAGTAATGCAAACGCTATCCATCCTGCAACGGCAGAATATGCTGGCAATCCTACGCTTACAGTAGAGTTTCAGGATGGTGTATTCGTCATTCCATCGTCTACACATGATGGTAAGATGCTTTCAGATGAAGCGGCGATAGCTACATTTCGAATGACTGGTCAGCACTATGGAGGGTTTGCTAGTGTCGATGATGCTGAGCAATTCTTGTCTGGTGGTGCTACTACACCAAAAACTCCTGAGGTTAAGACCAAAGCCAAGAGCGTTCTCACTGCTCTCCGCAGTCACAAGATCAGCAGGAAGCAAGCACTCGCAAGACTGGCAAAGCTCGGATACAGTGAGCAAGAAGCTGCTTACATGCTGCAAGAGTCTCTCTCAGAATCAGTTGAGAGAAAGAAGCTGACGCGGACTCAAAAGCTGATTCAGAGCTGGAACGACTACCCTTGAATAGTTGCAACGTTGCAACTCGCAACCCGATAGAGGGAGTGCGTCCGTAAGTCGGTTTGACCCTTATTTTTATTGGGAAGATGCTACTTTGGACGTTGTAAACAGAGACAAAAAGGAAAAGAAGGTTGCCTCGATAGTACGCAAGGGCTTCAGGCCCTTCAGGAAGCTTGACACAAGGAGGCAACCTCCTTGGGCTCAGATCCGCAGGGCGATAGTGGATGATCTCGATAAACAGCTTGAGTGGATCAGGCTGGACTCTGCTCGAAACCTTGTCGCTCGCCACGGCACTGATCCTCTGCCGGCTGATTGGAGACCCAAGCCAAGGAACAGGGCAAGAGATCTACTCATGGATCTTCAAGATGTATCTCGTTCTCGTTGGCTGGCAATGAAGCGACCTAGAAGCAATGAGGACATCAACGCATACCTCAAAAAGAATCTAGGCGAGGATCGAGTAAAGGCGATTGCGATCACTGAGGTTGCAATTGCTCACCAGCAGGGCGAGCAAGATGCTCTGGAGTACATGAGGAAAGTGCAAAAGGTTAAGGGCCTGAGAGCTAAGTGGAAATGCTATCCGGGCTGCTGTAAACGATGCCGAGCACTAGATGGGAAGTTTACTAGAAACAAGCCTCCGCTTCACGTTCGCTGCCGTTGCTCACAAGAGTATGTCCAACGAAAAGCCACATAGAATGACTATTCGCGGCATCATGATTCGCACTGCAATAGCAGCTTTAATTTGTGCTGCTGCCGTTAATCCACCTACTGGAGAGCCAAGAGACAGCACTTCAGTAATTGTGACAATGTCAGTGCTCTCTTGGATGTGGTTTGAGATTGCCTTGAGATCTAAGTAAGGAAATTCTCACGCTCGTTTTGACAAGTATTGAGCCTAATCCTAAAACGATAGGCATCATGGCAAACAAAGCGAGATTTCAAGAATTCTTTGAATCAGAAATAGCTGCTGACAAGATCGACCGCGAGGCCGGTGTTATCAAGGGCGTGAAGGTTATTGGATTCAAGTCTCGCAATGGCCGAGAGTACACTCCCAAGGCTCTCAAGGAAGCTCTCTCGATGTACGAGGGTGCAAAGGTCTATGTCGATCACAAGGCAGAGGGCCGCAACTTCCATGAGCGTTGGGGCAAGCTCAGGAATTGTAGTTTCGTCGAAGGCAAGGGAGTTTTCGGAGACCTGCATTATCTGCAAGAGTCTCAGTTGACGAAGGCAATCCTTGAGGCGATTACTCGATTCAACGACTCAGGGCTTTCTCACGATGCTGATGGCATCATGGAGAGCGTTTCTGGCAAGAATGTCGTCACAAAGATTGAGCGTGTTCACTCGGTTGATTTTGTCGAATCTCCTGCCACCAATAGTAACCTATTTGAGAGTGTCGAAATGAAAACGAAGATCTTGGCCGCATTGCGAGAGGCAGTTGATCAGAAGCCAATCGCTCAACTGTTGGCCCGTCTTGCCGAGAGCAAGCAAGTCTCTGAGGATGCCGAATTTGAGCCAAGCTCTGACGCTACAAAGCTCGTTGAAGCTGTTGGCGCTGCATTCTCTCACGTTGCTGCAAGTGCCAAGGATGCAAGCACTGCTCTGAGCGGTGTTGTGACTCTTGCCGTTGGTGGATCTGTAGAAGATCTGCAAGCCAAGCTCAAGGAAGCGACCGACAAGAATGTCGCTCTTGATGCTGAGATCAAGACTCTCAAAGAGTCTGCCGAAAAGACATCGGCTCGCGAGGCCTGTGTGAAGTTGCTTGAAAGACTTGACCGCGATGTGTCTGATATGCGAGTTGAAGCTCTCCTGGCTATCTCTGCTGAGAAGCGTCAACACTTGGCTGAGTCTTGGGAAGTTCGCAAGCAGCGTCCTGATTCCAGTAAGGGCAAGTTCCAAGAAAGTGGTGATAAGGGTGCTGACCAAAAGGGTTCGCTCCCTGAGAGCCCTGCTGATTTCAAGGCTGCGATTCTGTAGCTAGTTGTGCCGGTGGTATCGGCTTGGTGTTCTTTCTTCAAATACAAATTTCCGGTGAACTATGAAAACTTTTGTTGAATATCCAGACATTCTGCACGCTGATCGTCAGCTTGCGTTTACTGAGACATTCTTGACCATTGGAACAAGTAGCCGAGGCGTGATTACCGCCGCCGGTACTGCCACTGGTCTGAATGTTAACGGTGGAGGTATTGCAATCCCCACTGCCGCCGCAACTGACAATAGCAAGTCAGGTTGGAAGCCAATCGGTAACATCGTTACGCTCGGCGCTGGCAAGACTGCTTGGATGGGCGCAAAGCTTCAATATACTGAAGCGAATACCAACTCTGCAAACTTGCTCGTTGGATTCATTTCAACTGCCATTGGTTCTGCCCTTCAGAATGATGGAGCAGGCCCTCCATCGAGCTACTCTGGTGCAGTTTTCTTCAAGACGGACGGTGGTTCTGCGAACTGGTCTGTTGAGGTTAGTCTGGCTGGTACTCAATCCACGACTGAGCTTTCGGCGAGCAACACGATTGACAAGCTTGCCAAGCCTGCGGCTGGAAGTGCTTACCAGTATTTGGAAGTTCTTATTATGCCAAAGAATGCAACCTATGCCGATGTGATTTTCAAGATCGACGGTGTGACTGTGTTCAAGGTCATGGATTGGGTGATCACTTCTGTTGCTGCCATGAGCCCGATTGCGATGATTATGTCAGGATCGACAACTCCTGAAACGATCAACCTGCGGAGAGTTGACTTCGCTCAAGTGATCTAAGCGTACAAGCTTGTTTGGCCGATCAAGCTTCAAAGTCGGCGACGTTTGTAATTTCAAATTTCAAAAGTTTCTGAAGGTAGGATTGGTCAAATGACAAAGTCAATGGTTGCTCGGCACCGCGAGATTCGTCGCATGCGTGAATGTGCCGCTAAAGAGGGAAAGCTGGCTCGCTTTGCTGAGCAGATGGGGACTCTGTTTGCTGACGAAACTGTCAGTCTAACAGACTTTTCTGTTCGGCACATGTTCGAGGCTCTGGTTGAGGACGGTGCTCAGGTAGTCAATCTGCACTTCAACAACTCTAACGGCGGCTTCCGCATGATGGAAGCTGATTCGGTCAACACCTCACTCTTTGCCAACATCATGGGTCAATGGCTGTATAACGCAGTCCTGCGAGCCTATATGATGCCTGAATTGATTGGTGATCGTTTGGTGCGCAAGATTCAATCTGTGGAGCGAACTGAGCGAATCCCTGGCGTGAAGGCAATTGGCGATCAGGTTGAGATCATCGACGAGGGTAAGCCTTACCCACGAGCTGTGACCAGTGAGCGTTGGATTGAGACACCTCCGACGATCAAGCGCGGTTTGATGGTTGACATCACGAAGGAAACTGTTTTCTTCGACAAGACCGGCTTGATCATGAATGAATGCTCAGGCATCGGCAAGTACATTGCGATCAACCGTGAGCGCCGAATTCTTGATGTGGTTCTCGGTATCGCAACCGTGTATCGCCGCAATGGTTCTGCTGCAATTGCAACCTACGGATCAGACAACACGAAGACTTCCAATGCTTTGGTTGACTGGACAAGCGTTGACGCGAGCGAGCAGAAGTTTGCAGCGATGACTGATCCTGATACTGGTGAGCCAATCGTTGTAACTCCAAAGCAAGTGATCGTCCCGCCTGCCCTAAAGAACACAGGCAAGCGAGTCAAGAATGCCACCATGACCGGCGTGACAACCTCAAGCCGTGAGACTCGGGTTGATAGCAACTCGGTTGAAAACGACTTCGAGTTGCTCTGCAATCAGTACGTGAAAGAGCGAACGAGCTCTGATACAAGCTGGTTCCACGGTGACTTCCAAGAGGGCTTCGTTTATATGGAAAACTGGCCATTGACAGTTGACTCGGAGAGCAATGGCGCGATGATGTTTGACCGTGACATTGTTCAACGATACAAGGCCTCAGAGCGAGGTGCTGCCGGTGTGACTGAGCGTTTGGTTGGTTGCAAGAATACTGCCTAAGCTC